TTAGAGATCGCCATGGGTATGACGGTATATACTTTACTGACTGCCCATCTTTTAATAAGCAAGATCAATTTGATTGGAAAATTGGAAAACAAATCGTTTGCTCTTCAGCTTTTGGTGGATTTGCTTTAATTAAAAGCGATGCTTTTGCTAACGTTTCTTGGTCTTCTGATGTTAAATGTGATCATGTAAACATGTGTTATGACTTGCATAAATATGGTCAGATATATTGTAATCCACGGAATAAGGTTTATGTTACACTAGATCTTGACACTGTTAGTCTTGATAGCTGCAAAGAATGCGCGAATCAACAAAGAGAGATTCATTTAAAATATTTTCATTAAAAATGAAACCTAAATTAAAAATAATATCAGCTTGTGATGAAAAAATGATGAATCTTTCTGATTTGTCGTTTTTTTCAGTTGTAAATTTTTGCAAAAAACACAATTTTGATTGCGAAAGATTCGCTATAGAATCGTTTGATCGACCCCCATCTTGGTTTAAAATAAAACTTTTGATTCATCAATTACAAAACACAGATTATGATTATATAATGTGGATTGACGCTGATGCATGTATTAATAATTATGAATTTGATATATCAAGCATTCTCTGTCACGAGAAAAGTTTTTTTGTTGCCAAAGATTTAAATGACTTTAATCTTGGTGTTTTTATTATTAAAAATAATCAATTTGCTAAATCTATTTTATTGAAAATTTATTCAATGACCGAATATTTAAATCATATCTGGTGGGAACAAGCTGCTTTCATTGATCTATATAAACAAAATTACAATTCAATACAAGAACAAGTTTCTATCATTGAACAAAAAACTTTAAACGCTTATGATTATCGTTATTATGGTTACGATGAAAAACATTCTGGACATTACAACAAAGATTCTTTTGTAGTGCATTTTCCGTCTTTAGATCCATCGCTTCGATATAATTTAATTCAAAATATTATTCAAAAATGAAATTCGACGAAAATGAACATGTTAAAATTGACCAAGCTCATGCTGATTTAATTTATGGCTTAGTAGTTTCTCATAAGCCTAAAAAAATTTTAGAACTTGGAGTTGGTGGTGGTAAAAGCGCTGATACAATTTTGGCAGCTATGAAATATAATGATAATAATGCTGATCTTTATCTTGTAGATAATTGGTACGACTTCAATTTTAAAATGCCGCAAGATGTATTTGATAAATATAGTGATCGCGCAAAAATCATCTCTTCAGATGAAAAAGAATTTGTCTTTAATACAAAAGAAACGTTTGATTTTATTATGAGTGACGCTGATCATTATAATACAGATCAGTGGTTTCGTTATGTTTATGAAGAATTGTTGAATGATAAAGGTATATTGATTTATCATGACATTAATTTATACGAAGAAAGCTTTGTTAATTTAAGAAATATTCTTTCTGATTGTGTTGAACTAAAGTTAAATCATTTTCTCTTTAATAGGAATTCACTTACTGGAGAAAGATGTCATCGCGGGTTATTAGTTATTTTTAAAAATCAATATTGATTTTATTTATTTAATTTTTAATATCACGTATATGAAAAAAGTAATCATAACAGGAGTCACTGGTTTAGATTGCGTGTAAATATAATTATGATTGCAATCTATAAGCGTTTAGGACTGACAAAAGAAGAATTTATTTCGTTAATTGAAAAAAAATATTGGAAAGAAAATCTTTCCCAAGCCTCCATAGCTAATGATATCGGTTGCCATACAACTTCAATAGAGAATGTTTTTCGACAAGGACTTGTGAAATCTCGTACACTTAGCGAGTCTTCCCGAAACGTAAAGAAAAGATATTGTGAAATAACAGAAAAACAACAAGATATATTTAACGGAATGATGTTATCTGATTTCCACATAGAAAAGGGAGCATTTCAAGCAAGATTGACGTTTGGTTTTAAACATCTAGATTTTGCTAATTTTTGCATTGAGCAGTTAAATTGTTTCGATTGGTCAACCCCAGCACAATCTACAATCACCAATTGTTGGCATTCGAAAAGTAAATTTTATGAACGATTAATGGATTATCATAATATTTGGTATGTGGATCGTAAAAAAATTGTTCCCAACATTAAAATAACTCCTACTACTTTATTATTTTGGTATTTGGGAGATGGAATGTCTACTCGATCTGGAGTGCTATTATGTTCAGAATCTTTTTCTCGTGAAGAAAATCAAATATTAAGTGATAAAATTGCAGCTTTAGGTATTAAAAATCATGTTACACCTAATAATCGTATTAGATTATCTGGAAATAAAGGTAAACAACAGTTATTATCAATCATTGGAGATTGTCCAATAGAATGTTATAAATATAAATTTTTATGAATAAAACAGCAATAGTTACAGGCGTTACTGGGCAAATGGGTTCTTTTTTTGCAGAATTCCTTTTGCAACAAGGCATTACCGTTATTGGAGTCACTCGCAGACTCAGCGTCCCAAATGAGGAAAATATTCGCCAAATTAAAGATAGTAAAAAAATAATTTTTGAGCTAATGGATCTTGGCGATAGTCATTCAATCAATAATATCGTAGAAAAATACAAGCCAGACTACTTTATTAATTGTGCCGCTAATAGTTTCGTAGGAACAAGCTGGGATTGTCCAGAACAACATTTTGAGTATAATTGTTTGGGTGTTTTGAGACAGTTAGAAGCTATCCGCAAACATTCGCCATCCACTCGTTATGTTAATTTTGGATCTTCTGAAGAGTTTGGAGATGTTGTCACCGTTCCACAAAATGAAACACATCCAGCTCGCGCTAGAAGTCCTTATGGAGCTTCCAAGATTGCAGCTAGACAAATTATTAAAGTTTACAGGGAAAGTTATAATCTTTTTGCGATCCAGTGTTGGTGCTTCAATTATGAGTCAGAGAGAAGAGGCTGCGAATTCGTAACGAGAAAAATTACAAAAGCGGTTGCTAGAATTAAACGAGCAATTGACAACGGAGAAGCTTTTGATCTATTGGAACTTGGAAATATTAACTCAAAAAGAGATTGGAGCTATTGTCCAGATTTTGTTGATGGGGTTTGGAAAATGCTTAATCAAAAAGAACCAAAAGAATATGTTCTTTCTTCCAACGAAACTCACAGCATCCGTGAATTTGTAGAACTAGCATTTAAAGCTGCTGGAATCGATGGCGAATGGCACGGAGAAGGTTTGGAAGAAGAATATCGCCAAAAAGATACTGGGCGCGTTTTGATGACAATCAATCCAATATTCTACAGACCTGCCGAAGTAGAGCTTCTTTTGGGAGATTCTAACAAGGCTCGTCAAGAGCTTGGATGGACACCCAAAAATTCTTTTCAAAATCTTGTTGACAAAATGACATCTTCGGATATGATGGAGTTGAACAATGGCTAAGTCAAAAATCAACAAAAAAAACATTCTCTCACGACTTACGCTTGTCCCGACAAAGGATAAGCGTTTGTTTTATATGCGTGAAATGAAAATGCTTAACGATCTTTGTGATCGTTATTCAATAGAATTCATGAATGAGGTTTCGTTTGACCGTAAATTTGACTCGCTGGCTTATTTGGTAAGTGACAAATTAAAAGAGACGCTCGATAAAAAGTTTCGCGCTTTCAATTTTGTAGTTGACTTGTCCAAATATACGAGTTACGATATAGGAGAAAAGATCGGAGAGGATGCCGAAATCAAAAAAACAATCAAATCAATAAAGGGATTTTTAAATGAGTAAGACAAAAGAAAAAGAAATTATTAAATCGAGTGACATTTTAAATTCATTTTTAAAACAAAATGAAGACGACCATTACAACTACGAAAAAGAAATTGACTACAAAGTCTCAAGCGGTTCTTTGCAAGTAGATTTGCATTTGGGTGGTGGACTTGGACCAGGGCTTCATCGTTTTTGTGGAATGAATGAGGGGGGAAAAACATCTTCTGCTCTTTCATTTATGAAGAACTTCTTGAATAAACCAAAAGCAAAAGGCTTTTACATCAAAGCTGAGGGTCGCCTCTCCAAAGAAATGCAAGAGCGTTCTGGCGTAAAATTTGTATTCACTGCGGAAGAATGGGAGGAGGGAACTTGCTTCGTTTTCGAAAGTAATATCTACGAAACTGTTGTTGATGCTATGCGTCAATTAGTCGCCAAGAACGATGAAGGCAATTTGTATTTCTTCCTTCTTGATTCTGTAGATGGATTGATTACCAAGGGAGATCTTGATAAGACATTTGAAGATTCAAACAAGGTTGCTGGTGGAGCTGTCATCGCAGCAAACTTTATGAAGAGACTTTCTATTGCGTTGGCAAAAAGAGGTCATATGGCAATTTTCATTAGCCAAGTTCGTGCTGATATTAAGTTAGACCCATACTCTAAAGCGCCAATTCGACAAACAACAGCAACAGGCGGCAATGCTCTTTTGCACTTTGCTAATTGGATTCTTGAATTTGAACCTCGACATAAAGGTGATCTTATCTTGCAAAATGCCAACGATAACAAGATTGACATCAACAACAATCCAGTGATCGGTCATTTTGCTAAAGTTACCGTCAAGAAGTCTCCAATTGAAAAAACAAACTTGACAATTTGTTATCCAATTCGCTACGGAAGAAGCAACGGAACATCTATCTGGATTGAAAAAGAGGTAGTTGATATGCTCTATGTTTGGGAGTTTATTATCAAAAAAGGCTCTTGGATTAGCGCTACAGATGAATTCAAAGAGCTTTTGACAGAGAACCAACTCTCTTTCCCCGAAAGAATTCAAGGCAACGAAAACCTCTTCAAACACATCGAATCAGACAGAGATCTTCTAGCTTTTTTGGTTTCATACTTCAAACAAACAATCAACAATGAAGTTTAAAACCTTAACAGGTTCGACTGCCGAATTAAAAAACTCCCGCCGCTATTTGATTAAATGGCGCGGGAAAAGTCGCAGCAAATTTCAAGCCTCTGTGAAAGAATTTTTGCATCCTTATTGGAGCAGCGATATTGTTTTTGAAGAATTAAAAATAGTCGGGACACGCATGTCTTTTGACTTTTATAACGCAAATAAAAAAATTGCAGTAGAAGTTCAAGGAGCGCAGCATATTAAGTATGTAGAATTCTTTCACGGTAGTCGATTGAAATACCTGCAACAATTAAAAAGAGATGAAAAGAAATTAAAATTCTGCGAAATCAATGGAATCACTTTGGTTGAAATTTATCCAAACGACAAAGTTGATGTTGACTTCTTTTTATCAATGGGTGTCATTTTGTGATTGACAGATACAAAAAAACAACTAAGATAACTGCACATGATCTATAATCTAGAACTAGAAAAACAACTTTTAGCGGCTCTCATCAAAGAGCCAGAAAGCTATTGCGAAGTGTCTAACTTCATTAGTCACAAAGACTTTTACAACGAAGACTCTAACTTGCATAGCTCAATCTTCACAATCGTCAAACAAGCTATTGATGCTGGCGATCAAATCGATGAAATTATTATTGCGCAAAGGGTTGCGAATTTAGCGCTGTCTTTTGAAGACAAACTCAATCCTGCTGATTACATTAAATCGCTAGCAATGCGAAAAGTTCCGAAAGGGAATTTAATCAAGACAGCTAAAGAGTTAAAAAAATACACGATTCGCATTGCTAGCGAT